GTCCGGGTGGTGCTTGAGATAGCGGAAGGTTTCGTAGCCCAGAACCAGTGTATTCGGTTCAAAGCCAGTGTTGGATAGAATTGTGGACTTGCCAGTTTCAATGTCGCTGATGGGGTCGCTGGTGGTATACGCACTCCACAGATTGCTGGGCGTAGAATCGGTAGCCCAGACGCTTGTGGTGAAGTAGTCGGCCACCCACTGAATTTCCCGACGCAGAAGAAGGCGTTGAGTCACAAATTCAGTGGCGTCCCGGTCCAGGTTGATACCGGCATCCGCATTGTTGCGGGCCTGATAGCCAACGTCTTTGTGAATGGCAAACACATCACAAGAGTAGGTGGCTGTACTCAGCCCGTAGCCACTACCCGCAGATTCAGTGCCATCGGCGCGAGCCTTGGCTTCATCGCGGAACCAATCGTTCTTGGTATAGGTGTAATAGCGGTCGCTTTGCTTCATTACGGGCACGACAGGGAACACCTTGCCTGCAATGAAGTTGTCCTGCGACTGAATATACGCCGTGCTGATATTAGTCAGCGGCACGTCTACGGCATGAACAGCCGACGAAGTTGGTTGAGCCATTAGAGTATCCTTTCAGATTATGCGCTGGTTACGGCCTTGACAGGCACAACGCAATTGACAATAGCGGTGGCAATACCGCCCGCAGCGCCGGTAGCCGTGATTACCTGTCCGACGATATATTCGGTAGTGTCAGTACCCCAGATTTTGCGGTCGGCTTGACCGTCGCCAGACGTGCCAATCAGCCAGCCAGCGGTCAATGCTTCGTCGCTACTGACTTTGGTAACGCCCATAGCGCATACTTCTGCTGCCTGTCCGCTGGTGGGCGCATTCTGCAACACGCCTACAGGAACGTCGGTGGCGGCGGCACATACAGTCACCGTACCCGCACCGGAGATTTTGACGAAGTGGTACTGCTTTGCCGACAAGTCGGCGCTGGCGGTGAGGCCAGGAATAGTGATTTGCGGTCCTTCGTATGCCATTGGTTACTCTCCCTTCAAGTGCTGGGCGTACAGGTCAGGTCGCTGCGTCAGCGCTTCGCTGTAAGCCTGCTGATACGTCAAATTGCCCTTGCTCTCCTGCTGAATCTGGCGGGCCAGAGCATCCACCTGTTCGGAAGCGGTCTGCTTGCCACCAGAACGGTTGTGCCCGTACTCAGCAAACAGGGCGCTGGTTGCGGCCTGTTCGGCAATGGATTGCTGCTGCTCCACATAGTCGCTAAATTCCTGACTGTTTTCGCCAAAAATTTCAGCAAGGCTGTCCAGAATTCGCAGATGCTTTTCCGTCTCGCCAAACCAGCGATTGCCGCTTTCAATCATGTCAGAGAATCGACGAATCTTTTCTTTCTTTTGCATTTCGGCAATTTTGCGATTGGATTCATCGAGAGCTTCAGTCAACTGCTGACTGCGTTGCTGAGATTCAGACAAAGCAGCCTCAATTTCGTCAAACCGCTGTTGCAACTGGGTAAGAACTTCGTTTTCTGTTTCTTTCTGCATACTAAATTCTCCATTCGTTACAGGAATACTTGCGTCCACTTCTTCTTCTGGTAATTCTGGTGTCTTGATTCCATCCTCACTTGCGATCAAAGGTCGCATAGAACTTTCTTTGAAAAAAGGACGAGTCGTCAGCGCAGCCCCAATCGCAACATCCTTATGAATATTGCCGGTCGCCGGGTCAGTCCATGTTTCGTAAAACTCAGGGCTTACATAACGGAATCGCTTGTCAGAAAGCATCTTTTTCCCGCGTTCTGTCCAAGAAACGCGAGCATCTGCACTTCCATCGTCATTGACGCGCATTTCCATGAGCCAACCAAGCGCGCCCGACACCTTTGTTTCGTGTTCAGCATCGACCGGAATCTGCTGTTGGTACACGCCACTGTTGAAGTTGCTTACAAATTGGGAATTACGCTCACGAGAGATACTGATTTGCCCATATTTTCCGTGCTGAAACTTTCCAGGCTTAGGCAGATATGGAATCCATTCATGCTCTTTACTCAAAGAGTCCTGTTCGAGGAAGAAACGCCAAGACTCACCAGACACAACAATTTCTTTCTCGTCACCATCGTCAGATAGACGTTCCCATTGATTCACTGGTAATTCTCCCCTTAAACAGTAACAAAAAAAGCGGCTTTGAAGCGAGATTTTGCTTCAAAGCCGCCAATTTGTGATTCGGTAGCCAATTATGTGGTTTCTATCGCTTTTTGGTGCGTTCTATGCCTAAAAATGATTCCAAAAAGCCTAGTTGGGCGTACAAATGCGCCCTTTTTTCGTGATAAGCCCGTTCTTCAGCTGTTATCTGCATCAAAAGCGACTGACGCAAACCCAAAAACAGTGATTTCGTATCATTATCCGAAAGCGTAACGCAACTTTGTGTGTTTGTCAAGGACGAATTGTTATTAAGGGCCATTTTCGCCTTCACCCTGGGTGTTGCGCTGCCTAGTGGCTTCTCGCGATGACCTGCCTACGTCTTCCATTGACCCTTGCGCCTGATTGGGGGCAGGACGCACAATTTTTCCTTCTTCCAACGCCGTAGAAACGGGCATATTGGCCTGTCTGAGCAGGTACGCCTGCAACTCTGCATCCTCTAGGCTGATACCGCTGCCCGCCATTCGCACAAGGTACTGCCCAAGAGCGTCAAGGTCGATGCGCTGCACGCTACCCGGTTTCAGGCTGGGCCAATACTTTTCAGGCACAGCGTTCAACTTCATCAATCTGGGAATGGCGTGCTTGTTGATAATGGCGGCTATGCCCGCTACTAACGCGTCAATACCCGTCCAAAAGTTGTCCATCTTGACCTGCGCCAGATTGAAGCTGCCCATCCCCGTATGGCCAAGCATCACTACGTCGGCCAAAATGGACATCAAAATTTCCTGGTGGTTGCGGATGATGGTGGCTTCAATATCGTAGCCTGCGCCTGCATCGCTACGCATCAATTCCAGTTCGTAGTAGCGATTGCCTTCTTCGTCCCTGTCGCTGGGCAAAATCACGCCTGCCTGTTCATCTACACGCAGATTGACGACAATCTCTTTCATGTCAGAAAGAATGGCTTGTTGGGCGGCTGTGGCGTTGGCGGAAAGCAGTTGCGAAGGCACACGACCAACGGGAATCCCGTTTAGTCGTTCGTAGAAGATGGCCTGCACGTTGGCAAGGTGCTTGGCAAGATAGTAGGAACGATACGCCGCCCGAAGGAACGACCTGCCTTCTGGGTTGTTCTTGCGGCTGCTTGTTCTAAATAAAAGCAGTTTTTCAATGGGGATAGAGATGGTTCTGGGCGGGAACCTATACATATCTTCCTGCACGACACCGCGAATGCCGCCATTTTCATCGAAGTCCCACTCAGAGATAGTGTTTTGGCTCCGTATAGCCCACTTGCGCCAGCCTATTTTATTGTCATCCCGCATTTTGTAGACGATTTCCGTCAGGGAGAAGCCGTAAGCGAACATACTCATAATCTCGGAAATAGTATCTTCCCAGGTGAAAGACATATCGCCTAGACATTCTTCCACAAAATCGGCCCACTTGCGCGCCGACTTGCTATCGTCTTTAGGCTTGACGTTCCACTCAACGCGCCGCACCTGCATTTCCACCAGAAAAAGCATGGCATTGACAAGCGGGTAGTCCTGCATTTCCCGAACGACGGACAGCCAGCGTGAACCTGTCAGTTCATTCAGGTATTCTTCATAGACAACGCCGCCCATCTTTTTGAGGCCGGTTGACCCTAACTCCCGCATATCAGTTGCCATTTAGTACCTCCACACAGACTGCTGCGTGTTCTTGAATGAAATAGGCGACCAGTCAAAAGACAAGGGCGTCTTACGCCTGCCTGCGCCGTGCCAAGCAAAAGCAATGCTCATCACACAATCGTCATGCTCACCGCTGGGCGCGCCATATCTCCACGAACCACCGGCCAGTTGCGTCATGCCAAAAGCCCGCAATTCCCCCACCGCCACTTCCCCTACCGGATACATTTCGTGTAGTAGCTTGAGTTCTCCCTGTTCAATGGCCGCTTTGAGGGCGCTGATTATCACGTCCTTCGACTGGTTGCTAGTCTTGAATGCTATCACGTTCTGCCCACGGCTGCCAAGCCTTTCGGCCATGTGCATTCCGATACCCGTTTCTTCTACGACCAAACTTGCCAGCCCGAAGCGCTGCGCCACGGCAAGTATCTGTTCTTCCTGATATTCTAAACTAAGTTGATTGAAACGCTGCATATAGCAGA